TATTCGTTGACCCTACACAAGTGTCTGTACCAGACCTTGTGGACAGAAATCCTTGGGGTGTCGTCCGAACTCTGCCAGGCTCTAAGCCAGGCGATGGCGTATTCATAGCGCAAGTTCCAGACGTAACACGTGGACACTTCAGCGATATAAGTGCAATGGCAGAACTCAAACAACGTGTGTCAGCCGCATCTGATGCACAACAAGGCGTACCGACACCAGACGTAAGAACAGCAACAGAGATACAGCGTCTGACACAACTCGGCTCACAACGTCTTGGTGTACTGGCACGTGTGATGTCAGCAACAACAATGCGTCCTATGGTTCGTATGATGGTAGCCAATATACAAGACGCTCTCGCACTTTCTGGTTCTGTCAAGCTTGAAAAAGAAAACATGCCGTCACAATTAGAAGGCATGGTAGAAGATGGATACATGGACTTCGATGTATCTAAAGACCTTCAAGGGGACATTGACTATCTAGTAATAGATGGGACTCTTCCCCTTGAACCCACACGCAACGCAGAAACCTGGATGAACATGCTACAGATAATGAACCAGACAGGCTTAACAATGGAATACAATGCAGGACAAATTGCAGAAGAAGCCATACGTGCAATGGGTATAACAGACCTCGACAGGTTCAGAGTAAACCAAGAGCAACTTCGAAAACAAGGTCCGACACCATCACAGCAAATGCAAATTATGGAAAAGATGCGTGGTGCATCTGTCAAACCTGGCGAAGACGTAAGCAGAGAAGTAGAGCGTGGCAACCTTGTTCCAATGAGAGGTAATCAACGTGGATAAAGAAGTTATAAATTTTGTAGAAGAAAAATTTAAACTCTTCAAAGAAGAAACACAGAAGCTTCTTGACGCCAATGCAGAACTAATTATCAACAACAAAAGCGAAATAGATGCCTCAATCGAGCAGGGAAAGCAGAGAGACAAGGCAATCGAAGTAGTAGAGGGAAAGATAATACAATACGTAAACGAGCGACAGGAAGTCTCTAAAAACGATTTTAAAGAAGAACTGACACCCATCATGGAAATGTTCAAGTCAATAGAAGCTACAATCGAAGAGTGCAAAACAAGAATACTTGAGGTTGAAAGGCAACAAAGCAAAGTAACTACAGCAGAAAAATATTCACTTACAAAATCAAAACTGATAAGATTAATGAAAGATATGGGGTATTATAAGTAATGGCAGAGACAAGACCTACTGGCGAACAACTTCGATTTCTTTCTGCTAACACAGGCGAACACGTCCTCGACACCTATATGGAAGCAGCCGAAATAGGTGGTCGTACATTATCAGACTTACTCGATGACTTATTTGACCCTGCTAACAGTGGTACATTCCGTTCAGAAAATTTTGAGTTTAGATACAACGCAACAACAAGCAACCTACAATTTAGAGCAGGCGTATTCTCAAACTCAAGTGCAAGCTTCGTAGATGTAACAAGTTTTTTCAGTGTAGAAGGAGCGTTCAGCACATCAACATCTTACAACAACTTTGACCTTGTAACTGTAGCCAATAGTGACGTATACTTAGTACATGGTCTTTCATCAGCTTCAACCTTCGGCTCGGAATCTGCATTCATCAGTTCGTCAAACACGAAGAAGATTGTCGATGTATCAGGAGCGCAAGCCCAAGCCGCAATCGCAAGCGACCACAGAGCAGACGCAGCCAAGTACGCAATCACAGCAGAAGACACCTCGTTCTCCCTAACCAGTACTAATGGTAGTACATCAGGTCTTTTCTCAGCACTGCATTATAATGCAAAAGCAAGTGCCAATGCAACAACAGCAACCACTCAGGCAGGTCTGGCAAGTGACCAACGTGCAGACGCAGCCAAATACGCATTAACTGCACACAACACAACATTCAGTTTAACATCAACGAATGGTGGAACATCTGGTCTTTACTCTGCCCTACACTACGCAACAGAAGCATCTAACTCAGCATCATCAGCGTCAGGTCACAAAGATACAGCATCAAACCACGCAACTGCACCAACAACAACATTATCATCTGGTTCTGCAAAGGCATGGGCATTAGGTGGTGGTTCGTCTTTTACATCGACAACATCTGTATCAGGTTCTAGTTTCTCAGCTAAATACTATTCAGAACAAGCATTAGCAATGAATGTCTCAGCAGCAGGTCATGCTAATACAGCGAACAACTACAAAAATACAGCGTCTGACCATAAAGACGATGCAGCCAAATACGCAAATACAGCACATAACACTGCATTCACACTAACATCTACAAATGGTGGTACGTCTGGATTATATTCTGCATTGCATTACGCTACAGAAGCAGCCAACAGTGCAACAGCCGCACAGAACACAGCAAATGCAATAGGCGACCTTGATAGTTTATCAGACGTAACTATAAGTTCTATAGCCAACAATCAGTTTATTCAATACAACAATGCCAGTTCAAAGTTTGTAAACGTAACTAAATCACCGACAATAACATTACAGGGAGACGTAACTGGTGGTGGCACATTAACAAATCTTGGTGATGTAACTTTTACAACTACAGTAACAGACGATAGTCACAACCATGTAATATCTAATATAGATAATTTACAAACAACATTAGATGCAAAATCTACAGCGAGTAAAACAGAAACACTCACCAACAAAACCTTCGATGTCGAAGGTACTGGCAACTCAATCTCAAACATTGATGTAGCAGATTTAAAAACTGGAGTACTCGACACCGACTTATCAAGCGTATCTTCAAGTGACGACACACTAGCGTCTGCAAAGGCTATTAAAGCCTATGCAGACACAAAGTTAAGTGGGAATGAAACAATTCAATTAACTGGAGATGTCAGTGGTTCTGGGACTACATCAATTTCAGTCACAGTAGCAGACGACAGTCACAATCATGTAATATCAAATGTTGATGGTTTACAGACAGCATTAAACGACAAAGCACCATTAGCATCACCTGCATTAACAGGAACACCAACAGCAACAACTGCCGCAGCTAATACAAACACAACACAAATAGCAACAACAGCATACGTGCAGTCAGAACTAGCAGACCTTGTTGACTCAGCACCTGGCACACTCGACACTCTTAACGAACTAGCCGCAGCTCTGGGTGATGACGCAAACTTCTCAACCACAATGACAAACTCATTAGCAACAAAGATGCCATTAGCAGGTGGCACATTTACTGGTGATGTAACTTTTGCTGGTACTATAAGTAGCTATGACTTAACATGGGATAAATCAGACAATTCATTAGAGTTTGGTGACAATTCTAAATTAGTCTTTGGTGCTGGCAATGATTTAGAAATTTTTCACAATGGCAATACTGGTCATACTTATATATCAGAAAATGGTACTGGAAGTTTAATTATTAATGGTGTTGAAACATACATTCAAAGAAGTGCTAGTACAAGATTTAATACTACTTCTGATGGAGTAAAAGTTACTGGAAAATTAGAAGTTACTGGAGAATTAGATTTTGGCAATTCTTCAAACAATGATGTTAGCTTAATTCGTACAGGCAATGATGCAACTACCTTTGGTTTCAATGTTAAATATATGGGAAGCCGTACTGGAAATGCTAATTCACTTTCTATTTTTACTGACAATCAACAAAGTGGTGAAGCATCTCTTGAAGCAGTTACAATATACCAGAATGGTAATGTTGGAATACTTAATACAAGTCCAACTGTTCCATTAGATGTAACTGGTAATATTAAAACCAGTGGTACATTAAATGCAGTTACAGTAACTGCAACAGGAGTAATTAGTGGTGACTCTTTAGCAGTTACAACTATAGACACAACTGGTAGCATTAATGTTCAAAATTCAGATACAACATTAACAAGAGCAAGTGCTGGAGTACTAGCAGTAGAGGGTAAAACTATATCAACAGTAGATGACGTAACAGCGTTAGCAATAGCATTGGGGTGATTTATGCCAAACACATTTAAAACAGTAACAAAAGCAGGAGTGACAGGTGTTTTGACGATATACGAAGCAGGTAATTCAGTAGACGCAACTGTAGTCCTTGGCTTGATGGTTTGCAACACAACGACTTCTGGAATAACTATACAGGTAAAACTTATATCCAACACTCAAAGCAGAGTACCAACAGGAACTACTGCCAATGGAGCAAACACAGACGTCTTCCTTGTAAAAGACGGACCTGTACCTGTCGGAGGCACACAGGAATTTTTAGGTGGTAACAAGATTGTATTGGAAGACACAGACAGCATAACACTTCAAGCGTCTGGCGCAGCAGATATAGCACTTAGTATAATGGAGATGACCTAATGCCATTTATAGGCGCACAACCAGCAACAACGTTTGCTAAAGCAACATCACAAGTATTTACAAATGCTAACGGAAATATTGTAGATTTTACATTAAACAAACATGTATCTAATCCAGAAGACATTGAAGTATTTGTTTCAAACGTACAACAACAACCAACAACATCATACACAATATTAAGTGATGGCGTTACGCTTCGCTTTAGCGAAGCTCCACCATCTGGAGACTTCTACGTAGTCTATCGTAATCTTGCACAGCAGACAGGCATAGACACAGGCGCACTTAGAAAAACTGGTGGAGCATTATCAGGAACAATATCTAATTTTACTTCAACTGGTATTGATGATAATGCTAATGCTAATGCTGTAACTATAGATAGTTCTCAAAATGTAAAAATTGGAAGTGCTAATGATTTTGCTGGAACTGATGACACATTACAATTAGGTAATGGTGCATTTAAAATTTTTCATAATGGTGGTGGTGGCAACAGTGTTGCTTGTATGTTAAGCACAGCAAATTCTATGCAAATATTTACTGATGTTGTTAGATTTACAAGTGCAGACAATACTGAAGGTTTGTTTGGTGCAGATAAGAATGGTGCTTTCTTTGCAAAGTACGACAATAATACTGTTTTACAAACAACAACACTTGGTGCTTTAGTTAGCAGACATGATACAAGTTGTACTTTTGAGATGAAAGCAAATACATCTTCTGGCAGTGGTACACCACAATTTATGATGTTTAGAAGTGGTACAAGACATGGGTTTATGGAAGCTGGTGTTAATTCCTCTGCTAATGGTGGTGGCAATCATTTTGTTTTAAGAGCAGAACAAGGAGATGTTTTTGCAATAGATAGTAGTAACAATTCAACACAATTATCTCCTCATAACTTTGATTATATTCCAGATGGTGCAAGTGAAACTGGTGCATGGTGTTATAAATCAGATAAATTTGAAAGAGAAGTTATAGAAAAAGATGAAGAAGGTAATAAAATTAAAGAAAAAATTAAATCTGGAACATTTATTAGTGCTGATATGACAAAAGTAATTAGACAAGTTGAAAAACTTACTGGCGAAAAATTAATTTATAAAGGCACACTTGATGTTAATGAAGATGGTGAAGTATCAAAACATATAGATGATGGCTCAACAGTTAAAGATAATATTATTGCAGATTTAATAAAAAGAATAGAAGCATTGGAGAAAGCATAATGGAGGAATAAATAATGCCACTATCAAAAATAAGTACAAATCAAATTGCAGACGATGCTGTAACTGGTGCTAAAATAGAAAACAATCCAACCATTGCAGGTAATTTAACAGTAAGTGGTGATTTTGTTCCTTCTACAAGTTTAAATACGGAAAATATTTTAATTAATGGTGATATGGTTGTGGCACAGAGAGCGAGTAGCTCAACTTCAAATGGAATACAGACTGTTGATAGATGGTCATGGCATGGTTCTCAAGTTGCTATTACACAATCTCAACAAAGTACTGCAACATCTGATGCTCCATATCAACATGGATTTTCTCAGTTTACAAGAGCCGAAGTTACATCTTCGTCTACAAATGATGCTTCATATGCACAACTTACTCAACAAATAGAGGCAAGAAATATATTGAGAAGTGGTTGGAATTATAAATCATCTTCTAGTTATTTAACTTATAGTTTTTGGGCTAGGTCTAGTTTAGCAGGAACTTATCATTCTTTTCTTTTTACAACTGATATGTCACCTAATAAAATTCGAACACAAACTTTTGTTTTACAAGCAAACACTTGGACAAAAGTTTCTCTTACATTTAATGGAGATTCGAGTTTAGTAATTGATAATAATACCGGTCCTGGTATGATTGTTTATATAGTACCTTACTATGGACCAAGTTTTACTGGTAGTAATGCTAATACATCAAGTTGGTATGCAGTTGCTGGTCAAGATTATACAATAGATTTTTTGCAAAATTGGGGTAGTACAAATGGTAGAACTTTTGATGTTACTGGTTGCCAATTAGAGGTAGGTCAATCAGCTACACCTTACAAGCACGAAACACCAGATGAAAACCATAGAAGATGTTTTAGATATTTTTATAAACCAAATACAACAAATAATTTTATGGGTAATTTAATGGCGCCAGATGGTAATGCAAATGATTTTATAGGTTCGGTTAATTTTCCAGTACCAATGAGAGCAACGCCAGCTTATTCAGGTACACCAGTAGAAAATGGTACTGTAGATGGGCTTGGAGGATACATTTCTTATGACACTAACGCAGTATGTTTATCGTTTATTAGAATGACGAATAATGGAAATGCTGCAAGAAGAGGATTAAATGTAAGAGGGCAAGTAGATGCAGAATTTCCATAGGACTGACCAATATAATATAACATCAGCTAAATATGGCAAAGGACAAGATAATAAAACAAATGTTTGTATTAAAGCAACAATAGATGGTGTTGTATGGCTTGTACCACTAGACGAAGATAATAGATTTTATGCTGAAATAAAACGACAAGTTGATGCAGGTGAATTAACAATAGAGGAAGCAGACTAATGCCATATATAGGGTCATCACCAAATTTTGGAGCAGTAGAAAGCCAAACAATAACAACAGCTAATGGCTCTACAGCCACATTTACACTTAATCAATTTGTACCAGACAGCGACAGTATAATTGTAACAGTAGGTAACGTAGTCCAAGAACCTACAACTGCATATTCAGCAGTAGGCACTACAATAACATTTACAGAGAACGTACCAAACGGAGACACAATCGTCATTCGTTATCTTGGCAGGTCAGTAGACGTGCCAACAACATATACAAACATAAACAGATTTAAGTTTGTTGCAACAGGTGGTCAGGATACATTTCAAAACAATGACGCAAATGGATTAGAACTTAGTTATACAGCAGGTAACATAGACGTTTTTATGAATGGTGTACGTCTTGATGAGTCAGACTTTACTGCGTCTAACGGCACGTCTGTCGTCTTAGTAACAAACGCTAGTGCGTCAGACGAAATAATAATTATTGCTTACAAGTCTGTGCTTGTTTCTAATGGATTAGACAAATCGTCTGGAGGCACAGTTTCTGGAACTACAGTTTTTAGTGGTCAAACTACATTTAGTGGTAATGCTTATTTTAGTGGTGGCATATTTGGAGACGTATCGTTTGACTCAGGTGTATTAAAAATAGATGCAGGAAACAATAGAGTAGGTGTTAATACAAATAGTCCACAAGATGATTTTCATGTCAAAGGTTTTGGAAGAATAGAAGCCGAAGCTGGAAATGGACCTTATATACGTTATGATAACACTGCAAATAGTGGTGGTGTAATGTGGAGAGCAGGCTCTGCATCTGGTCATACTAATTGGGATATATACAATCAAACTGATAATAAATTTATAGCAACTTTTCATAAAGATGGTTTTATAACTACACCACTACAACCTTTATTCGAAGTTACATCAAGTACAACCCAAGCTATATCTAATAGTACTTTAACAAAAACAACTCTTTGGGATACAAAAGTACATGACCATAATGATGATTTTGATATAAGCACAGACCAATTTACAGCACCAGTAGCTGGCACTTATTTAATGACTTGTACTGTAACATTATCAACTATGGTTGCTGGTGCTGGAATAGGGATAGTTTGGAAAAAACAATCTACTGGTGGAAGTATGAATATTTTTAAACACCCATATCATCAATCAACTGAAATTAATATAACACATACTTTAACAGCAACAACTATAATGACTTTAGCTGCAAATGACAAAATAGAACTTCATGTATTTCAAGGAAGTGGTTATTCAGAAAGTTTGACAAATGCTAATGTATTTAGTGGTTCAAATTCAAGCAGTCAAAATTGGCAAGGGTTTTTAATAGGGTAATTTATGGCAGTACAACTATATACAAAAGTAAAATTATATTTAGAAGCAAACTCAAAAACTTGGGAAGCTGAACAAGGTAATATACATTTACAGAATGATGGAAATGGAGATTATATTTATTCATGGAATGTAGATGGATTAGATAAACCTACTGATAAACAATTAAAATCCTACGAAACAAAAGCCAAAACAGAAGAAGCGAATAATGACGTAAGACGAATTAGAAAAACAGCCTATGGTGATATAGGTGAGCAATTAGATGAAATTTATAAAGATATAGATGCTTGGAAAAAAAGAATAAAAAAAATTAAAGATGATAATCCAAAGGAATAAAACATGAGCAGAGCAAGAAATCTAGCAGACTTATTACAGGGTGGCACAACAGTTCCTACTGCTAAAATCCCTACATTAAATGCTACTCATATGCCAAATGGTGTAAGAATATTAATACACAGTTTTTCTTTAGGTGTTGATACAGCGAATGTATCTTTTGATAATACACATATAACAAATACATACGATGATTATATTATAGAAGGCAAACATTTAACTTCTACAGTTGATGATGACGAATTAATTATTCAATGTTCTAGTGATAATGGTTCTAATTATGCCACTTCTGGTCATGCAAGAAGTTATCTAAGATTAGCCGCAAATCAAGCACAAGGACCAGAAGCTGGCACTAATAATTATATTCAAGTAGCAACAGATACTGGGAATGACTCTAATAGAGGTGTAACTATGGAATGTCATTTATTTGGTTTAAGAAATACATCACATTACAAATATATGTTATTCCAAACTTGTGGTAAACATAGTGTTGATGAATACGCATGGAGAGGTGGTTCGTCTATAGCAGTAACTACTGCAATTAATAATATAAGAGTAGGTTTTGTAGGTGGTAATATAAAAGCAGTAGGGAAAGTAGCTTTATACGGAATTAAAGGGAGTAACTACTCATAGTTAGGAAACAATATGGCACTATCAAAAATAACAGCATCAAGTATTGCAGATAATACTATAACTCCAACTCAGCTAGGCTCAATAACGTCTGCTCTTCCAACAGGTTCTGTATTACAAACACTACAAGCAAATAAAACAGACAAACAGTTAATAGAAAGCACATCTTATGTAGATATTTTATCACAAGCTATTACTCCATCAGCATCATCGAGCAAAATTTTAATTATGGCTTATGTAACAAGTGGTGGAAATGGGCATTGGGATTTTAAAGTTACAAGAACTGTATCTGGACAAAGTGAAACTGATGTAACAAATTCAAGCAGTACAGTAGTTGGCATTGGAGATACTAACCAAACTAGACAAAGAAGTGCAGCTCACCATTGGTATAAACAATGGGACGGCACTCAAGCAACGATTGTATTATTAGACCACCCAGGCACAACTTCAGCTACAACTTACAAAATTAAAGGTTCATCATTACATGATTCATCATCATACGATATAACTGTAAACTATCAATATAATGATGCTAATGCTGGATATTCAGCAACAACCATTACAAGTCTTACAGTACAGGAGATAAAATAATGTCAGAACCTAAACCAGAAATAAGTAAGTTTTCACAAGCTATGAAAAATCTTAAAATAAGTGGTTGGACAATACATGGCAATAACCCAGAAACCGAAAAAGAATTTTTAGCTAGGTTTCATAAAGTTGTAAGTGTAGATGATGACAACAATGCTACAACAAGTAATGACCCAAGCAAGTTTGGTGTTACATGGTCGCAAATAAAAACAGAGATGGATAAACTATAATGCCAAGACTTAAAACAACAATAAAGCCAGAGATGGCTGTTCAAATGAATCTGGAAGCACATGAACGTGAGTGTGCTGTTAGATACCAAGCCGTTCAAGATAAACTTGATAGCCTTGATAAACGTATGTGGCGACTAGAAGGCATGCAGGCTGTTACAACTTTATCTATTCTTGGACTTGTAATTTCAATCGTTTTAACTTAGGAGTATACTATGGGTATGCAATTAGATACTAAAAAAGTAATAACAAGACCTGTACCTAGCAAGGTAAAAGCTTTTAGGGCAGGCAAGCCTATCATCAGAAAAAGCAAGAAGATGGGTAAACGTCAGGGAAAATAGTTGACACCAAAGCAAAAGTTACAAAATCTTTCAAAGTTATTAGAATCTAATAGTTGGAAGTTAATAGTAGAAATCATGGAAGAAGAAATAGTAACGTCTGCCATGAGTATCGCTGAAAGTCCTAAGATGGATTTGGAAGAAATTAACTTTAGACGAGGTGCAATATGGGCAGGAAAACAGTTACTCGAAATGCCCAATCGTTTAAAAATACGCTATGAGAATGAAATTGCGTTAGAAAAGGTAGACGAAAACAAAAAAAAGAGTAATATAGATATAACTGAAACTTAATCTTCGCTACGGCTAAGAAAGGAAAAAACAAAATGGCTATACAAAAGCAAGACCCTCAAATGGCAGCAGACGCAATCAGTAGAATTGCTTCAAACCAGTTGGGCGTTCCAACGCAACAGGCGCAAACACAACAACCTGCTCCTCCTGCAACACAACAACAAGCACCAAAACCAAAAGATACTGCCACCGAGCAAGCTGCTTCTAAAGGTTCGCCTGATACTGAAGGAGATAAGATGGTCGCAGAAGCTATAGTCTACGAAATAGACTTTGGTGAAACAGACAAAGAAGGTAACAAGAAAAAAAGAGAACTTACGCCTAATCAAATTAAATCTACATTCGAAAGGTATTCGGCACTCAACCATAAGAATGCAGTATATAAACCAATTACAGACGTAATTGACCAATACATGAGAGCCAATCCTGGTGTATCAACCAAACAAATAGCAGAACAACTGGCAAATATTTCAAAAGCAGGAGAGTCAAATCCTACAATGGGTAACACTCAAGGCGACAAGCCAGGCGTTTATGAGAAAGATAAAGCATTAAAATCAGGCGACATGGAAGCGTCTCTCAAGAAATGGGAAGAAGACAACGCTGTTACATTACCACCTGGCTTTAGAGACATGATGAATATGTCTGCACAGGGAAACAGTAATGTTGGTGCTATGCAACAAGAACTTGCAATGATGAAAAACATGTTACGTCAGGTCGTAGCACAAAGTGCAGGTATGGCAGACGCAGCGAAAGCAGGTTTCCAAACTGGTGAGAATGCACAAATAACAGCAGCAAAACAAACAATCGCAAATAATTTAGACAGAGTTCAGCAAGCTTTAGGTCTGGCAGACGGAGACGCACAAGAGTTTCAGATGTTTGCAGCAGAACGTGGATATACAATGGAAGACTTTGCAGACCCACAGCTTACAATCAAAGTAATGACAGATTACAAAAACAACAAGTCATCGCCAGAGATGGCTAGACTGAGAGAAATCATGGGCAAAAGACAAGCGTTTACTGGTAGCGTAGGTCAAACTGCTAATGCAGGAGACATGGCAAGCCCACAAGGAGATGCTCCTAACACCTTTGATAGATTTACAAATCAAGTAATGTCTAAGAAAGGATATAGTTAGAAAGCATAAAAGCACCCCTAGCAATACACTAATATTTCCTCTTGAACTAGACCCTCTTTTTAGAGGGTCTTTTTTTATAAGGGTAGACAGACGGATAATAATTATATAATAATAAAGTATCTCGCTACGGCTAGATATGAGATTAACGATGGCATTTCCGTGAAACTCGCTTAAAATTTTTAATTTGTTTTTTAAGGAGAAACTAAAATGGCCCCTATTCAAGGCATGAGAGGGACAGGTGAGTTCAGTTCGGACTTCCGTCCTAAAAACTACAGAGAGTTATTTACTCTCTTAGAACCAAATGGTAACGCACCATTAAACGCTATGTTAGCAATGGGTTCATCAGAGCCAACAGACGACCCTGAATACAAGAACTTCAGAGACGAGTTGCCTGACAGAACTATGACTGTTAATGGAGCAGTAAACTCAACGTCTACAGCATCAATAACAATAGATGCAGCAGACGACAATAAGTTTGCAATTAAAGGTGCAATCATTATTAACCAAACTACTGGTGAAGTTATGCAGGCAACTGCTGACACAACAGCTACAACTCTTGCTGTTACTCGTAACATTGGTGGTACTTCACATCAAATTGCAGATAATGCTGTACTGTTTGTGGCAGGATATGCCGCAGCTGAAGGTGCAACATCACCAACAGCAATCACATTTGATGCTACAGTAACCAACAACTTCACTCAGATTTTTAGAACTGCTTTCCAAGTATCTAATACTTTAGCAAGCACCTATCTAAGAACTGGTGATAAGATGGACGAAGCAATGACTAAGGCATTAAAATTACATATGTCTGACATCGAAAGAGCTATGTTCTTCGGCAACAAGCACGAAGCAAGTGGTTCAACTGCAAGTCCAACTAGATATACTGGTGGTTTAACTAACTCACTAACTAACGTGGTAGACTTGGCAACAAGTAGCAGCACTTATGGTGGTAGTTCTGCAAACAATATGACTGAAGAAGGCTTAGATAAGCTTTTGATTTCTACTGTATTTAAGTATGGTTCAAAGCAAAAGATAGCTTTTGTCGGTGAAACATGTGCAGCTCTACTACAAAAAATAGGTAAAGCACGTTGGCAACCAACAGCGATAGAAGGTAGCTATGGCATCAACCTAACACAATACAGCACTTTCGCAGGTGACTTGATGGTACACTTACACCCACAGTTCCGTCAGTTAGCTCATATGAAAACTGCAATGGTTATTGTTGATTTCCCATATCTTGTTTATCGTTACCTAGAAGGTCGTGATACCCAACTCTTAGAGAATCGACAAGCAGTAGATGCCGATTCACAAAAGAGTGAATATTTAACTGAGTGTGGATTAGAACTCTTACAAGATAAAGTTCATGCTTATGTTAAGAACTGGGCAGGCACAGCCTAATAGGAGATTGATATTCCTACGATGTAAAAAGGGAGCATTTTATGTTCCCTTTTTATGTTTTTTTAGGGTATAATCATACACAGAGGTATAAAACAACCCACCTGGCGAGCTTTATACGAAGAAAAATTTGGAGAGATAAATGGCGAAAGCAAAAAAAGTAAGAGCTAGAAACGAAGACGGCACACTTAAAGCAGATGACCCAAGTACCCCAGATGTAAACGAAGCATGGGAGCAACCAAAGACTTCATCTTCATATGTTATATATGAAAGCAGAGAAAAAGAACCTTATATGTTTGAATGTGCAGATATTAGAAGCACAAGAAATGAAAGTTCTGGACGTTGCGAATGGAAAGTAAAAGCTTCAGATGCAGAAAGATTTGAAAAGCACCACTTCTTTTTAAATGGCAGAATAAAACGAAAGGCATAACATATGACATATTACCTACCAGACGGAAGAGTATGGACAGGCGACACACATACTATGACAGACGGAAGTGTTATGTCAGGAGCAACGCATACTTCCGAAAGCAAGAAACTTGTTACAGAGAAAAGTAATGCTAACCCCCACATAAAATCTGGCTACTCACCTTTGAGAACTTTATGCATGTCTGCACTTAGAAGATATGGTGAGTTTTCACCAGGCACTGTAGACGGAGACGTCCTTCTAATGTTTATAGAATTTGCAAACATGGTTATAGACGATATAAGAATGCACCCTTACGCACCTACTAAAAACGACACAGACAGTTCTGGCACAAATATTGTTGTACCAGTAACTTTTGATTACTATGAAGGTCTTGATGATGTCAGAGAAATAGATGACGTAATCATTGTACAAGGCATTCTTTACCATTATGCAATGCAACAAGGTAGTGAAAAGCTACAGTTTTATATGCCTATGTATCATAGAACTTTAAACCAACAGTTGTGGAGACGTCTAAACGGATACACAATTAGGTATAAAGAGAAGGAAGATTATGACAGGTCAGAGCCTTATGCTAATCTTGAACTACTTAATAGGAATACAAGTAGCAGTACAAGCACGTCTTATACTGGCAGTTCCAGTTAGAGGTTAGATGACAAGCCCTGTTAAATCGCCAGGTGGAGTAAAGATTAAAACTTTCCCATATGAAGACTTCCAAGGTTTGGATACGTCTCGTGACATTACGTCTCTTGATACAGGCAAACAACAACATCTTGCAAAACTAAACAATGCTACATGTGATTGGCGAGGACAGATAGTAAGAGAGCCGTCTGCCAAACTAAGAAAAGGTACAACAATCGTCAATCACGTTAGATATTTTAATTCAACACAGACAGTATTTGTAGAAGAAACAGGTTCTGGCATTTCGTTTAGGTCTGAAAGTGACCACGTTTTAGAAGACGTACACCCTAAAACAGCTATTGTATCAAGTACAGTATTCAATCAAAAGGTTCAGTTTGCTTGCAGAGAACGACCTATGTACATGTATGACGGCACAATATTTAAAAGAAATCAATCAAGAGCAATCAACGAATTAAAACCTGCATTCTGCACATCTATACAAAGACGTCTGGTGGTAGCAGGTATTAATGGTAAAGAAACACAAGTTCATTTTTCTCGTGTAGACCAAGACGAAATCTTTCCAGACGATGAAGAACCAACAAGTACAAACGTCTTACGTGCAGGATTTGTAGATATAGCAAACCTACTAGGTACAGCAGACAAGATAACAGGTCTTGGAACATTCGAACAAAACAGACTTGTAGTGTTTACAAGTGACAAAGCCATCATTTATAAGATAGACCCTAGCATCAGCAACTGGCTACTAGATGACAATGCTTACGTAAACATTGGCTGTATAAGTCACAACACCATACAAAACGCAGGAACAGACTTATTATTCTGTTCACGTTCTGGAATACACTCAGTTAAAAGGTCAGAAGACAACGGACTTCTTGTTTACTCATACAGTCTTTCAGATAAAGTAGATATATTATACAGAGAACTGTTTGCTTCTTGTCCAGACCCAGAAAAAATAACTGCCGTCTTTGACCAAGACTCAGCACAATACCATGTATTTTTCCCACAGTCTGGTGATTTTTTATGCAAAAGACTTACATTATCTATGAACCCAGAAGGTGGACAGCCTCAACCTAAGTACAGTCAAGGCGATTTTTTAAATGCTAGATGTGGCGACTTTCTAAATGGTAAGCTTATCCTTGGAACTACAGGTGGTATATATGAAATTTTACAGCCAGAAGAAATAGATAAAGACGCTGTAACTCCCTCATTAGCTATAACTACACCACTACTTTGGCATGGAAGTTTAGAAGAAACAAAAGAAACACATAGTATAGTTTTACAAGCATCTGGCAAAGGCATAATTAATTTAGATGCACAAGATTTATATGGGCGTACAATAGGTTCATTAGTTATAGAGGTTGATGACACATCGGACGACAACTACTTCCAAGATGTGCCATTATCACGTCAATATGAAAGAAGTTGGAAACATAGATATAAAGCCGCACAGTATCGTATTACAACAACTGGTGGCGCAGGATTATTAAGAGTTATAGGATTTGCAGTAACTGTGAGGACATAAAATGGTAAGATTAAGACAACAATACCCACAAAATTATGGTTCAAGTGGCAACATAAATACCGAGTTTGAAAATCTTACTCGATATTTAAACTCAGCCGAACTTGGAGATAATACTATTGGCGAACTATTAGCCAAGATTTTTGATACGGCAGGCAACTGGACAGGTCCTGTAGAAATGAGATTAGACTCAAGTGCAGGTCTACAATACAGAGTTGGCTCATACACAGACAACAATACTGGGTGGCTAACACTTGCTACATTGTCAAGTATAAAAGGTGCAGACGGCTCAACAGCAGGTACTGTTGGCGCACCTATTTTTCACTCAAGACAAGATACAGTAACAGCAAACAATTCAACAACAGTTATTGATTACGCTCATAACAGCACAGACGAGCTTGTTGTATATGTTAATGGTGTTTTAAAAAGGTCTGGTGGTTCTTTTGATTATACGTCAAGCCCAACTGCTGGTACAGGCAGTGCAGGAGCAGTGACATTTAATTCTGCATTAGCCAACGCAGCAACTGTAAGTATATATAAAGTTCGTTCAACAGCGATAACAGGATTTACAAGGTCAGATACTGTAACAACTGGCGCACAGAATGTTTTTAACTTTACACATACAGAAGACCAAACTCTTCAAGTTTATAAAAATGGTATACTACAAAGAGAAGGTGGGTCAAACGACTATACAACACAGCCTGATAACAACACAGTAACCTTTGGTTCTTCAATAGCAAGTGGCAATACTGTAACTATTATCACAGTTCAGAACACAGCAGAAAATGCTGTAACAGGACTTCTTATGGAAGCAACATATGCTGACATAGCAACTGGTCTTCTAAGATTTGATAAGATAGGAATAGCTGATGGTGCTATAGCACAAGCTAAAGTATCAGGTTTATCAACAGGCTTAGCGGCAAAAGCAAAGCTGACAGTCGCAAGTTCTACGCCAGCAGGTCCTGCAACTGGCGATTTATTTCTTGATACATCACAGACACCTAACGTATTAAAGTTTTATGATGGAACTCAGTTTCTTCAAACATCTCCAGAAAGTTCTTTGCCTACATTTGCAACAGCAGACGCAGGAAAGTTTGTTAAAGTAAATGGAACAGGAACAGCATTACAGTACGGCACGATTGATTTATCAAGCGTTATTGCTGTAACTCAAAAGGGGGCAGCGAATGGTGTTGCTACTCTCGACAGTACTGGACGTCTGCCCTCAACCCAATTACCTACATCGCTGTCAACAACAAGTTTTTATTTTCATAGTACAACTCCTTCTAATGCAACAGTGGTAGTAAAAAGAATATTTAAAGAAAAGATACAGATAAATGGCTTAAACGTATTTACTGCTTCTGGCACATTATCTTTACAGCTAGCTGTCAATGGCGTTGGTCAAGGTACTACATACAGTGTAACATCAACCCCTCAAGACATAACTTTATCTACAGCTATAGAAGTAGACGCAACGTCAGCAAGTAAATCAATAGGTTTTATTGTAACAAATAATTCTAGTGGCAGTAATCTTGAATTAACAATAGCGGCAAGTGTGGTATCTACTTAATGATAATGATGATAACAGACGAAAATAAAAGAGTAGCAAATTGGGCTAGTAAATTTTTAGATGGAGCTACGTGGCAAAACCCTCAATGCTTTGGCTTCCAAGAAGATGGAAAACTTATTGGTGCTGTTATTTTTACCAATTATTCTAAGAATGATATTCAAGTACAGGCAGTTTCAACTAATCCAAGATGGTGGCAAAGGCGTTTTATAACTCATTTATTTGATTATGTATGGGATACTTGTGGCTGTAACAGAGTATCAAGTATAGTTAGAGAATCAAACAGAAAGTCACGTAAACTTAATAAATCTATGGGCTTTAAAGAAGAGGGAAGAGCCAGACAATTTTTTCAAAATGAAAATGGTCAATATGAAGATGGTATTATTTATGGTCTTTTAAGAGATGAAGACACACCAAAATGGTATACAGATAGGAGAACTCTAAATGGGTAAAGATAACGATCCAGCACCACCACCAGATTATTCTAAAGAAAAAGGCGAGATAGCCAAAGAAACAGCAAAAGACTATCAAGATAAAGCAGACGCCTATAACGAAGCAGTTAAAAAGTATAATGAGTCTTTATCTGGGTTTTCTACAAACTTAGGAAATATGAGGTCAAATCTTGCTAACACAAGTTTTGTAGATTTCTTTGACGACCCTACTACGTCTATTAATGAAAACAAATACAATCAGTACAAAACAGATTTAACAGGTTATCAAACTGGATTAGGTCAGCTTGGTCTATTCGATACAGACAAACCAATATTTGATAAAACAATAGACACAGAGTATGGCACAGTAACAATTAATGACATACCAACATTAGATAAAGTAAATACAAATCTTTACAATCAGCTAGTTGGCTCTGCATCAAGTCAGTTAGGTCAACTTGGCACTATGAAATCTCAGAGAGACGCAGAAGAAAAACGTATTACAGATTTCAGAAACCAATTATTAGGAGACTTGTCACTAGGAAGCACAGGACTAAATCAACTAGGCATTGCAGACGAAAGAGGAATGAACCAGTTAGAAAGAGAGCTTGCACAACTTGAAGCAAGAAAAACTGGATTTAGTTCATCTATCTTAGACCAAATGTTACCAGGTGGTTTTGGAACTTTTGATACTCAAAAAGGAGTTTTAACAACAGGTCTTCAAGACTTAAGAAACAAAAGACAAGCAGAGCTTGATAGAATATCTGACTTTGAATCAGGTATACTTACTAATGTAGATGACTATTCAACTCGTTTAGGCGAAATGGGCATAGCAGACGCTGACAAGATACAGGCACTGCGAGACGAAATATCAGACTTACAGAAAAAATCTGGTAGATTTTCTAGTGAACTAGGTTTCGACTTTGGCGATGAGCTTGCAGAACTCAGTGGCGTATCAAGAGATGTAGGCAGGCTATCTGATAAACGAGATGCTGAGTTACAAAGAATATCAGACATGGAAAAAAATCTTCTTGATACAGCAAGAGGTATCGAATCAGCAGCAGAAACTGGTAGCATTTATAACGCAAACAATCTTAATGCGATTGCAGACGCCATAAGAGATTTAAAAGCAGACAGAGCAGGATTTACTTCTGAGCTTGATTTTGATTTTGGTAATGTAGATGACCCACTAACCCAAGGCGAAACTGCATTGGCAAACCTACAATCAGAGAGGCAGACGGCACTAGACAACATACTGTCTAATGTAGAAGGTTTCGGACCTGCGTTAGAAGGTCTTGAACTGTCAGACGAAGCAGGCATCAGAGACGTGCAATCAAACCTAAGAGAACAAAGGGGTGCTTTATCAGAGTTTACAGGTGGTAGAGTAGACGACATAAAAGCACAAATTGCTTTAGGTCTTACAAGTGTTGACGAAAAACTTACAGAGCTAAGTGACAAAAGAAATGAAATAGAAACTCAAGCACAGGCTCTAAGAGATAAAATACTTAACGCTCAGTATTATGGCACAGCAGATTTAGCAGACCCTAATGCAGAGCTAACAGCCATGCAAGACCAAGTAGAATTATTTAATGCACAGCAAGCATTAGATGAAATAGATGCAATTAGTAATGAGTTAAATTCTCAGCAATACAGACTAGAACAAGATGAAAGAAACGTGGAGCTTAGAAAACAAAAGGAGAGAGATGACATATTATCCATGATGGAAGGTGGTGTAGCGCAGTTCCCAGAATTTGCATTACAAGACCCAGTTGCTTTGCAGACTTATTTAGCAATGTTAAATGACGAAGATGAGTTTACAGATACTGGATTACCTGCAGCATCAGCGTTTAGTCAAAATATTATAAGGGCATAAATTATGGCAAGTTTCGGTTTACAGCTATTGGGCATGGGCATGTCAGGCATCGGAATGATGCAACAAAACAAACGTGCCAAAGAAGCACGGCAACTCCAAGAGTATATGTTCCGAGAACAGATGGGATTACAAAGAGCCAACCTTGGGTTGGCTCAAGATGCATTTCGTCAAAGCATGGAAGAGAATGCTTACCTCAGACAAATAGAACAAATGAACAGGCTTATGGCTCAAGAGGAACGACAGTTCCAATTAGACGAGCTAGAGAAAAACAAACAAATACTTCTTGAAGAAAGACGAGAAGCGATAGAAAGACAGATAAAAGAAGACAAAGAAGCAGCCAAGCTCGCCGCTTTTAGAATGGAAAGACTTCTTAAAAACGAAGCGTTATCAGAATCAGAAAGAGCATTTGCAATACAACAGTTAAAAGAAGCACAGCGTATAGCACAAGGAGAAGCAGACGAAGACAAGAGAAGATTTTTAGAAGCGCAGGAACTTAGAAAGATAGAGCGTGATTTCCAGATGCAAGAATACCAAGAAGCTAAAGCTATGGCTGAAGGTGAAAAAGCAGAGCAAATGGCTTTCCGTGACAGAATAATGAACAACATAGATGGTCTAAGAACTGCTCTAAGCGAAACTGCAGCGAAGCTTGGAGACGTCCCAGAAGTACAAAGAATAACTCAAGGCGACTTAAACGCAGAGACAGCTAGACGAACAAAGGCATATCAAAGCGATATAGACAGAGCAGCCGAAGCAGTTGCGTCTGTTAATGAAGCAGACCTTATAAGAGGTGGCATAGACGCAAGTTCTACAGCAACTGATGCTCGTGGCGAAATAGCAAGAAGACTTGCAGACGAATATCAAAGTGCAAGAATGAGAGCAGGAGATGATGCACTGGCATACATAACTGGTCAGAACCAAGCACTCAACGCAAACTTAGATTCTGTGCTTAGAAGACGTGGTGCAATATTAGATGAGACTGCAAGAATAGGTGGTGCAGGTATTAATGAGATGATGAACATGAGAGACATGCCATCAAGTCTTGGCATTTACAATATGGCAAGCTCTTTACCTTCTGGTGTCTACGATAGAAACGTATTATCAGCAGGAAACTATAGTTCACCTGTAAATATGTCTTCTGCTATTTACTCAGGTCTATCACCTATTGCAAGCTTGGCACAATACAGAAACATACCAACTTTATCAACAAACCAAGGCTTTAATGTTAAGTCTGCTATTACTGGTGCGACACCGATTGTAACACCAAACGCAAGTACTTACATGGGCAACGCATTGGGTATTGGTCAAAACTTATTAAGTAGCGCAACAAGTGGTTATACAAACGCTATGACAAACTTAGCAAATGCAAGTTCTGGATTTGGCACAGACTTGGCTGAAATAGGAGCAGACGCTTCAACAACAGACTATGGAAAAAAGTTTGACGAGTTCCTTTTTGGTTTGGGCAAAAAAACAGGCAATTATATAACTGATTTATTTAGGTAGAAAATATGGTAGATTTTAGCGCAATAGCAAGTGGTTTTCGTCAACAAAGAAAAGACGACAGAGCAACAAGAAAAGACATAGCAGATACTTTTGCACAGTTTAGGAAAGACAACCCTTACGCTACGCTAGAAGACATGCAAGACCAGATAAACGCATTAAGTGGTGGCAGGAATTATTTAAGAGCAGGTCTTCCTAGTACTTCCGTATTAGAAGGCATTGCAACATCAAATTTAGAAGCAAAAAAAGATAAAGAACTTAAAAATCAATTTAATATTTTTAATGAAAAAAATGAAATTAGACAAAAATTACGTGAACAGGCACAAGCATTTTTAACAAATGAAATGCAAAATCAAGAATTTTTAGGTGGTCCAAAGGAACTTCAAAAGAATTTATTAGAAAAACTTGAAGCCCAATATATGAAAACTCTTAGTGACAATCTAGGAACAGATTTAGATATGGACATGAAAGATACTATTGCTGGCGTCTTTTCAATAGATAATGCAAATTCAATAAGACAAGACATATTTACTAAGAATGTTCCAGAGGTTAAGGTTTTATCACGTGGTTTTTTAGAATCAAAAAGAGACAAAGGCGAGGAGTTTAAATTAACCGACCAAGAAGTTCTTAAAATACAAGCGCAGACCAAAATTCCAAAATGGAAAATTGCAGAGGTATTTGAACAAGTTAAAGCTGATTTTAATAAAGATATGGTTATAGAAGGTGATGAATTTTTAAATAGGCAATCAGAAATAATAAAAAGCCAAATGCAAACCTACGAAGAAGATTGGTTATCTGGAACAAAAACAGCACAACAAATAAAAGACGAAGTAACAAATTTTATAACAACTGAAGCCGCAAAAAGAAAACTACCTATAGACAATGCAACTATAAATATATTAGTGAATGCTAATTACAGTAATCTTCTTGCTACATGGGAAAAGAAAAGAAGAGAAAAAGATGACTTTGACAGAAAAACAATTAATGACATAAGCAACGAACTTTTGGGTCGTATTTTTACTCCAAGTGGCGAATTAAATAAAACTGCTTTACTTTCTTTTAAAAATAAAGGTCCTGCTGGATTAATAGCGTTGGCTAATGAAGTATTAATAACAAAATTTGATGATGATTACTTTGATAGAAATTTTGGAGTAGGTTCTGGTAAAGCCAACAGAGACAAGATAATGGCAGAAATTACGGCTTTTATAACTCAGCAAACACAAGCAATAGATGACTTACAACAAGACGCTTTTGCTCAATTTAGAGATAAGAATTTAGGTAATATTCAACCACAGATAGAAGCTGAGAAAAAAGCAAGCAAAGACAAAGTAAAAACAATTTTTGAAGGTGGCAATTATATAAACACAACAATGAAAGATGGTAAACTTGCTGGTGGCAACATGGTTGAGGCAATAAATAGAATTGCTGAAAATTTTTATTTGACCAACTCACATTTAGATATATTAGCTGCAGCAATTAAGGAGTATGTACCTAAAGAGGGTGGAAGTGTCCGAGAGCTTGAGTCATATTTTAAGAGTGTACTAGGTACAAACATGACTAATTGGGGTGAAAGAAAAAAACAGCTTACAGATATGGCTACTCAAAACCTTCCTGATAGGCAAACATTTTCAAGTTGGAAAGGTACATTTAACCAATCATTTGATTATGGATTTGATAAAATACAATCTAATATTTCAGAAATGGAAAGTGCAATAAATTCTGGTCAAATAGATAATCTTACTTTATCTAAACTTAATGCAATTACTAACATGATAGATGCTACTAAATCAGAAGTTAGTAATGCAATTAATTCAGCAGGGAAAAATGCAAATATATGGGTAATAGACGGACAGCCAGACGTCTGGAATCAGACAGAAGCAAATGCACTGGGTCAAGAATTATATGACAAACTTAATACGCTTAAAGATAAAGTCTTAGATTTAAAAGAAAACAATGCTGTTACAAGTTTTAATGCAAACCAACCATCACAAATTGTTTTAGATGACGAAGTTACAGCTATTTCTAACAAAGCTAATCAAGATGATACAAGTGCAGCTGAAGTTCAAAAAGAACTAAAAGTTTTATTTTATGATAGAGCCAGACAACTTGTTTCAACACTAAATGATATGGGTTTTACAGATATTAATGTCCGTACCCCTTATAATGTTTTTCCTGGAGGTGCATCTTATTGGTATGGGAGGAGTCCTGCAAATTTTTTAGATATGAATAGTAGATTAGACAAATCTAAAATTTTGAAAATTAAACCAACAGATGCTCAGATAATACAAGAACAAATATTTGACCCAGGATTTTTATTTAGAGTTGTTCAAAATAAAGACGACATAAGAAAATTTTTAGATAACCCAATAGAATATATTGAAAATGATGATGTTAAAAATAAACCAGATATTTTTGCAGACAGTAATTACTTAACAAAATAAATAAACCATAACGGATACTGGAGTACCAAATGGCAGAAAAATTCTTTAATCAACCTTATTTCAACAACATAGACTACAGTCTTGATAATGTTACAAATCCTGTAAATGAACAAGTAGACTATAGTGGCTCTATAGACCCAAAGAAAATATTAAAAGACCCAAGATTTCTTCAAGACCTAAGAGACTACTACGAAGAAAGAGAAGGTAGAAATATACATTGGTCAGACGAAGCACTTATAGATGCTTTTTATTCTGACTCAACTTGGAGAGAACTTAATACAGTTTCTGCTATAGGTGGTGCATTTGAGCCTTGGGGAATGGGGACTGAATCCAGAGAACGTGCAAAAAGGATTGAGTCTGTCTGGCAACAACTACCTATGTTCTGGCAGGAAGGTGGGAGAGGAGCCGCTACTGCTCTCCCAGACATTGCAGGCGCATTAATTTCAGACCCTCTCAACCTCATACCAGTAGGAGCCGCTTTTAACACAGCTAAAGCAGGCGTAATTGCTGGCAAAAGTGCATTAGGAGCAGTTGCACGTGGTACAGGAAAAGCCGCACTTTATGAAGGTGGTATATCAGGCGCACAAGAAGGTATTGTTAATACAGCATCACAAGCAAGAGACATACAACTTGGTTTACAAGAAGGATTTAGTAAAGGAGAGCTTGCTACATCAGTAGGTTTAGGTGCAACTATAGGTGGTGTTGCAGGTGGAGCATTAGGTATTCCGTCTGCATTGGCAGGAGCAGGTGCAGGACAGCAAACTGTACAAAGTTTATTGGCTAAAGGCTTAACAAGAGAACAGATAGCCGCACTATCACCAGACGCTTTAGCAAAGAGTGGTGACGTAAATGTTTATGGTCAACCTCCTGTGGAACAGGCAGACGAAGTTATTCCAGAAACAACAGAAGAAGTAGTACCTCAACCAAAAATTACAATAGACCAACTTATAGAAGCACAGAAAACTAAAATAGACGACATGGCTAAAGGTGGTGCAGATATAGACGAAGAAAATACTATTCTTGCAATACTACAAGAAGTTAAAAATTTTGATGATGTTATAGAACCTAAAGCAACAGATTACATAAATAAATTAGAATCAGTAGGCTCTGAAATTGCTAGAAAAAAAGCAGTAAAAGAACGTATTGCACTTAATAATTTAAAAAATATTGTAGAGAATATTAAAAAAGGAGAAGCTGAAGATTTTGAAGGAGACTTAGAAGCGATATTAAGTTTTCTAAAAGACAATGCTATCAGTAAAAAAGTTCGTAGTATTCCTACTGATGACCCTTCTGGACCACAAGTAGTAAGTCCTCCTGGTACAGAAGCAGAAACAACTGCTCCTGAAACTGCCGCTCCTGAAACTGCCGCTCCTGAAACTGCCGCTCCTGAAACGGATACTACTCAGCCTAAAAGAAACCCTATTGAAAAAGTGGTATTTGATACAATAGAAGAAGAAAAAGCAAATAGAGCAGCAGCCTTAAAAAGATTAGGCAAGCAAATGACCGAAGAGGTTTACGACATGCTTGACGAAGCTGGGTTAAACCCAGAAGAAGTTGCTAAAGAAGGAGGCTATAATAGAAAAAAATTAACAGTTGATACTGCTAAAAGACGTATTGAGCAATTCAAAAAAACTCAAAAATTTAAAGATGAAATACTTATAGAAGGTCAAGACGAGTTTGATAACCTTATGAAAACTATGGAAGTCACAACTGGTAAAAAACCAACAGATGAACAAAGAGAAGCTCTTGCAAGAACTTTTGAAGGAGGAGCAAATGACAAAAAAATAAAATATCCAAAAAACACAATAAAAATTGATACTGATTTAGATAAACTTGCTGATAGCATGCTTCCAGAAAGAGAATGGATTGCAGAGGAGCAACTAACTCCAGACGAAATAAAACAATATAAAAAGATACTACAAAGATTTAAAAATCAAGCAGCCAAAGCACCAGAAGGTTCTCCATTAAAAATTACAAAAGTAGTTGAAGCAAAAGCAAGAGTGGCTTTTAGAAGTCAAAGAAAAAATGTGCAAGGCAAAGCAAGAACTACTGGCGAATCAATAGAAAGAGCAGGAGAAAGAATTGGCGCAGGCAGAGAAGAAGACGGCAAGATACAAGGCATACTTAAAAAGACAGGAAAATCAGGTGTAATAGGTAGAACTCCTGGTAGAGCAGACAATACTAAATATGCAGACAGAGAAAAAGCATACTCAATATCTAAAGAAGCTAGAAGAGACTCGCCAAATAGACTTGTGGCTTTTTATAATAACTCAGCAATGAGAGCTATAGACGAAACTGGCAAAGAAGTAAAAGCTCCAATAGGTTCTAAACTTTATGCAGACGGATACACAAGAAAAGTATTCTTAAACAAAGAAGCCGCTTTTAAAAGAACAGGATTAAATGCTCCAGACGGAGAAGACACAGCTAGATTAATTGGTCAGGCTACTAAAGAAGTTAAACAAGATAAGCTACCAAGAAAACTTAATAGTGCAGAAGCTATAGAAGAAGGTTTAGAAAATGGAGATGTAGAAAAATTATTAGAAATTTTACGTAGAGTAAGAGATGGCACTATTGATGAATTGCCTGAGAATCAAACCACACTACAAACTCCAGACGCAAATGTAGCTCCTGTTACTAGAGGCGACAAAAGACTTATTGTACAAAACAAAAATAATCCTGATGACGTCAGGATTATTTCTAAAAAGCAAGTTGCAGACGGCAAAGGCATTGAAGCAATCATTGGTCAAA